CTACAATAGTAAAATCATTCCTGTCCTTCGTGATATGACAGATAAGTTATACATTGCTGATATAGATAAACTTACTCCCGCGAAATTTCCAAATGATACCGCTATCAGAGAGCTGATAGATGAGTATCGGAAAAATGGGAATATGGATGCTAGAGATGCAATTATAATGTCTTTTGGTAGATATGTGGTTTCGATCGCAAAGAACTACCAAGAACAGGGTTTACCTCTATCTGATCTTATTAGCGAAGGCATGATAGGTTTAATAGCTGCAATAGAACAGTTTGATACAACTCAAACTACCACCAAATTTGTCACTTATAGCAATGTTAGTATAAGTAGACAGATGAAAGAGGCTCTAGATCAGTTCAACAGGCCTGTCAAAGTACCAAAGAACATCCGGAACAGTCAAATGAAGATGCGCGAAAAGCTTCACAACGATCAATTACACGGTAAAGAATTATCCGATATTGTCGAAGAAGTGGAAGACGTAGACTATGAATTTGCATTGAACCCAAAGATGTTCTCTAGATTAACACTGACAACCAGAAACGAGGAGGATGAAGATGACCCAATGGAGAATTCTCTATTGTTGTCCGGATCCGATTCACCTATGGACCAGATTGATTTCAATACTGATTTAGACAGAGTTTTTGCTCGACTAACAGAGAATGAAGTCAAAGTAATCCGCGCATTCTTCGGGTTTTCAGGTGATTATCTAAAATCATCGATTAAACTAGTTGGAGAGTCGTTGGACATGACTCCTGAGCAGGTAAGAAAGTTAAAACTCTCTGGCCTCCAGAAACTTAGGGATGAAAAAAGTCGTCAAATATTGTCCAAATATCTGTAAATTAAACTATAATAACTTAAATAGACTATGTCAAAAATCCAAATTTAAGTATTATGTTAACATTTAATGTAGTAAGCCACTCAGATGGTAAATTGATCAATGGGTCAGTAAATGGTAAAAAGTTCAATGTACCATTCAGTGCAGAACTAGTAACTTCTTTGAAAGCTAAACAAACTGAGCTGGAAACCATTGAAGAAACTGTCGCATACGAAGCTTGGGTTGAAGCCACAACTGCTCTTCTGGAAACAAAAGAAGTTGATGTGATCACAACTGCTTGCCCTGATTTGATCAAAAATGCAACTACCGGTTATTATTTCGTGAAGGTAGTTGAAAATGGTGTGGAGAAAGTCTCTAAAACCCCGGTCCCTGTTAAATTGGTGTCAGTTATTCTCGAATCAGTTGAGAAAGAAATTGACCCAACACCAATCGTGAAGGCATGGATTCGTTTCTTGCGTAATCCTAATTTTACTGCCGATAAAGCAGGAAGATTTGCTGATTATATTACTTCTATCATTATTGATGACGAAGAAGTTGCTCGTTTAATGAAAGAAGAAGGATTCACTTACGAAAGTGCAAAGGCACGTGCATCTTACAATGACGTTGCTATCACCCAGGAAGGTCTTGTTGTGGCTAAGAAATATGCTCAACTGATCACCGAAGGTTGGGTTATCGACGCTGAAACCAATAAACCAAAACGTATGCCTTTGTATGGTAAAGAAGATGATACCATCAATTTCCAGACCGGAGTTATCACTAAAGGTAAAGATACCTTACCAGAGTTTTCTGAAGAATTATTCTTCCAACCTCCTGTAATGGGAACCGGTGGCGATGAATTCTTATCTGGTACTGTAGCTGGACACGTTATCCAGGTTGGTAAGAAACATACATTGGAAAAATGGTCTCAGGTTAATACCTATGACTATACCAATTGTGTAAAAGGATTACACGTAGGAGGATGGCGTTATGTTTCATCTTATAAAGGACTTAATTGCCAATTATTAGAATGTTTCGTTGACCCAGCTGAAATTGGTGCAATTTGTGATGTTAGTGATTCTAGCGATGGAGCAATCCGTGTTCGTGAGTATTTCGTGTTTGGCGCTGTTGAAGGCCGTAACAAAGGAATCTATCACTCATCTAAATATGCAGCAATGAAAGACGCTGAGTGGGCTACGTACAAAGCCGAAGCTGTTGCTAACAGTAATAAACTTGCTAAACAAGTTGCTACTGAAGCTGAAGAATTAGGACTTTAGTATTTCAAATAGGGGCTAGGGAGAAATCCTTAGCCCTTTTTATTTTATCTATGAGGAAAAACCAACAATTATCTGTGGGTAAGATACCCATTTCAGTATTAACCGAAGAAGGGGAGACACCAAGTCCTTCATTGCTATACTCTCATTTATTTAATCCCTCTAATTTCTCTGTTGACTATAGGTCAACTGATTATATCAAGAAGGATGATTTTTTCAAAGCCCTAGACGCTACATTTGAAGAGGAAACTCCCTATTATGTAATATTTGAGTGTATTGATAGTGTTAGAAACAATACTATTGTAGTGATTCCAAGCGTAAAATGGGTCATTAATTTGGTGGTTTCTACTGGCGATACCAACCAAGATAGAGTTAAAATGGCTATGCAATCCAAAATTGGTGGTGATTATTTATCTCCTGATGAGTATGATGTATACCAAGTTATAAAAGATGCGGATGATTTTGAAGAAGTAGATATCGATGATAGTGAAAAAGATCTTGTTAAAGAAGGACTAAATAAATCTAAATCATTAAAGATTGCTGCTTTTACAAAGAGTTCTGAGTTTTCAATTATTGTTGGATCTCACATCTATACCCCAGTTGAAGACCCTTATATTGAAAAGTTTTTTAAACATTACGATAAATACAAATACCCGGAAGTCAAAATCAAGACTAAAGATGCTGTATTTACTCTAGGATCCACGTCAAATGGTTTATTTCTTAATAAACACTATTTAACCAACGGTTCTTATGGTAAGGATATTATTGAGCATAACTACAACGAAGACTTTGCAGATGTGTATGAAAAATTGATAGATTTCTTAGGTAATGATGATAGTGGTTTGGTATTACTGAAAGGTGAGCCTGGAACGGGTAAAACATCACTACTTATTCATCTAACCAATATTTCTGAGGAACTAGGTAAGAAGATTGTTTTTGTCCCTTCTGCATTTGCTTCGGTACTAACTGATCCATCCTTTTTAACATTTGCTGCTAGTCAATTAGTAGATTCTATACTTGTGCTTGAAGATGCTGAGGAAGCATTACTTACCAGAAATCACTCTAATGGTGGTGCTGTAACTAATATCCTTAATATATCAGATGGTATCTTAGGTAAGATTTTAAAGACCAAGGTTATAGCTACTGTTAATAAACAAGAATCTCTTGATGATGCTTTATTTAGGAAGGGTAGGTTAAAACTTGAATATACATTTAATCCACTTGAGGTTAAAAGAGCCAATGCATTATTAGAGGCTCTAGGTAAGTCTGATCGAGTAACGGTTCCCACCACTCTAGCTAATCTATACAATATAGATTATGATCCTAAAATGAACGAAGAAAAACCTGTTAAAAAGATGGGGTTTGGTCGCTAGACTTACACAAATAAAATTAATAACAAGAAGAAATGACAAGAGAATTAGTGGTATTATCCGATGCTATCAACAAAGGAAAAGTTGATCTATCAACAAAAACATCTACTGAGTTAGTAGACATTATTAGTAACTTATCAGGCGAATTTACTGTTCTTTCAGTTAAGTTTCTAGAAACAGGTAATAAAAAGGTTGCTCGTGAGGCACGTAAAATAACATTAGGTCTAGAAAAGACTTTCAAAGCTTTTCGCAAAGCTTCAATGTATATTAGTAAGGACTACAGTTTGTAGTCTTTTTTTATTTATAGCTATGAGTGTTAAGTTAAAGAAAGTAAATATTAAAATCGAGTCTATTACTGTCGATGGTAAGGAAACCTACGATGGTGCCGATGTTTTTGGTGCCATGTCACCAGACGGTAAAATAATTCTACAAACATCTATAGGTAAGACCAAAATTCAGGCGCTTACCATAGTATTATGTGAGGATAATTCAAATTTAATTATTGAAGATGAAGAGATTAGCGATAATTGATGCTGATTCTATGATCTACATTGTTGCATATAAGTTTCGAACTAAGAAAGTCGCTAATATGGTTAAGATAAATCTAAACCAATTTATTAGTGAATTACTGCACGAGGCCAAAGCAACACATTATGTTGGATTTTATGGTTCCAGTGACAAGACAAGAATACCAAACTTTAGATACGCTGTGGATCCAGAGTATAAGAAGAATCGACCGGAAACTCCTGACTTTATTACAAAGTGGAGACCGACTATACACCAGGAAATGACTGACAGGTGGAATTTTATGTCAGTAGCTGGTATTGAGGCTGATGATGCTGTTGCTATTGCAAAAGCTAAATATGAAAACGAATTTGATGAAATTGTTATCATAACGGCTGATAAAGATCTAAAACAAATTGCGGGTACTATACATTTTGATATGAACAAACACAAGTTCACAGTAATGGATAAGTTCTCTGCTGATAAGTTTTTTGCTGAACAAATGCTGAAAGGTGATACTACTGATAATATCAAAGGATTACCTGGTATTGGTCCAAAGAAAGCTGCTGACCTAGTTGAGACTTGTACTAATTCTGTACAACTTAAGTGGATGATAATCAGAATGTATAAAAATCATTTTGATAAAAATATAGTTGAACCAGATATCCAAAAAGAAATTGAGGATGAATGGTTGGCTTTTGCTGCCGATAATGATGAACTTGAAAGTATGACCGCTAAGCAGCAAGAGCGCCAAAAGAGATTGTTTGTAATAGGAGCAACCAAACGTAAAGTGATCGAAAAGAATGATGGTGGGTGGAAAGGATATATACGTCAGCAATACACATTATTGCGTATGTTAGATGAGGCCCCTGATGGATTTGAAATTCCAGAGTTAACAGAGTTTGAGATACCAGATGAAAACGATCAACCATCTGATTCTGATGTTGATTTCTTAGGTCTTTAATATGAACAGGACAGAAGTTGTAACATCGATAAGAGAGACAATATTATCTCATTCACTACAATCTATTCAAGAAGCACTTAGTAAACGTTTCTACAATATGAACAAGGTTATAGAGGCATTATACCTCGGTACTACAACTGGTAAGAATGTTATACTGTATGGACCAGGAGGATTTGGTAAATCACAAATTGTAAAGGCTTTTCTTGACTATGTTAGTATACCAGCCCCAACAATTGTTGGTTATGAAGATATGGAAGTCGAGGCTTTACTTGGTATACCAAACATCAAGAAATTGACTGAAACCTCTGTATATGAAACAGCGTTTGATCGTAGTGTATTTAGTAGTCCTGGAGTATTGATTCTTGAAGAATTTCTGGATGCCAGACCATCTACTGCTGCTGCATTGAAGGATATCTTAACCGAAGGCGGATTAAGACAGAATGGTAGGTTCACCGAATCGTTAATAAGTTCTGTTATTATATGCACCAACAAGAGCCCAGAAGATGTCAGTATTGATGATTCTAGTGCTGCTTTTTATAAGGAAAGATTCCCTATTAGAATTAAAGTAATGTGGGATCATTATTCTCATGAAGCTTATTTAGATTTCCTAAAGGTGGTTAAACCAGACCAAGTAGATGCTCAGAGCCTTCTCTATGATGTATTAGCAGAAACTGCAGCCAGGACTATTGATTTGGTATCCCCAAGGGTTATCAAGGATGCTTCTGATCTTCTTGATGTTCATAAGGATATACGTGTTCTTCAATATGTTGATGGGTTAGATACTGCTGATATGACTGAAGTCTTAATGTATTGTTCTTTTGTAACAGAGAGATTCAGGATAAAAGCTGTACTAGATCGAGCTAATAAATGGGCCGATAATTTGGAAAGTAAACCTCTTACAACCATTAGGGCTATTACTAGTGCCTTAGCTGAAATCAATTTCATTGTAAGCAAACTAACAGAGGTTACTTCTAAACATCAAGAGAATACTACAGAGATACTAACCTTTATAAACCGATGTTCTACACTTGAACATTCGCTAAGGTATAGAATTGTAGGTGAACTTGGGTGTGAGGTCGAGTCTCAATTATTCTTTATAATCAATGGTGAAAGCTCCTCATAACTTTATAGTTACTGCATATGATATTATGCGTAGTGCAGAGAGAATGGGGTATGAAGGATATATTCCGATTAGTATTGTTTCAGACATGGCTTATCTAAGAATCTATAAGATGTTGAATGCTTATGGTGCCACGGGAAGACCATCTCCGTACACAGAAACTCTTATTGAGCTTATGGATATGGTTAATGCTGATTCTGTAGAAACCAATAATCCTATTGAGTTTGCTATCAACGTACTAAAACTAATATCCCCTAAGGTTAACCTTCGTAGTGCAGAATATTGTAGACTTTCTGGTAATCCCATTCTTATTGATATGGAATCTAGACAGATGAACTATAAAGATGATATATCTACGATTAACCCTGAACACCTTGAATTATTAGGGATCGATGCCAGTATACCTGCTAACGAACTGGTTCTAACCGATGAACTTCTTGATATCATTAAGTTTTACAATGGTATGAAGCATGTCGCCGGTGAATTATTTCCCACAAGAGTATCTCAAGTATCTAGACTATCTAAACTAAGTGACATTCACAAGATTAGGAAGTATAGGTTTGCTTTACCTTCCTTTAAGACCGACATAGCCTTGAAGAAACCCTTCATACGGGAATCTAAGGTCATCATGAACCAGAACAACAGTGTTGTGGTTATGGTGGATGTTTCCTGGTCTACGTCAACTAATCCCAAGTATTTTTCTATTGTTAAAGCTGTACTACTCAGCCTGTTAGATTCTTTTATCGATGATGTTACTGAAGTTACCATATTGGAGTTCAATAATATGCCAGTTAAAGAGATTGTGTTAAATACAAGACAGGATCTAAAAGAGTATGTCAATTATAAATTTTCTCCGGTACTCAGTGCTAAAGGGTGGAAAAACGTGTACAACCATATCAAGAAGTATGATAGTAATTCAGTCATCTTTATTACAGATGGATTGGAGAGTATAGTTAATTTCCCGTCTAATATTCGCTTGTTTGCTGTTTCCACAAATAGAAACAAAGAACTTGATGAATTATGTGTTAATAGTGGAGGTAAAATGGTATTAGTATGATATCAACATTAACTCAGGAACAGAAAGTAGCTGCCGAAGGAATCCGTGATTTCTTAAGTAAACCTGCTCAAGCAAACGAGTTCTTTGTATTATCGGGGCCTCCTGGTAGTGGTAAGACTTTTATGTTAAAAGAGGCTTTGCAGCACGAGAAAAGGAAAGTAGTTGGTGGAACCATAGCACACTCTGCTAAAGAAGTATTGAAGCAGTCTATTGGAACTAGTTTTACAATAGCACAACTACTTGGCATGCAAATGGACGACTCCTCGGAAGAAATCTCATTTAAAAGAAATAAGAACGGTAACATGAAAATTGATGGTACTGAGATTCTTTTGATAGATGAGGCATCAATGATAGATGATCCGCTGGTTGACGCAATTCTGCACGAGGTTAGTATTCGTGATATTCACTTAATTGTGGTTGGCGACCCATTTCAATTACCTCCAGTAAAACAAGAACATCAGTCTAAGTTTTTTGATAGAATAGATGCTGAGTTGACTACTTCGCAACGATTCGAAGGACCGATCGGTGAATTAGCTGTCAGGATTAGACAAGAGATCGATAACATCAATAAAGATCTACCGTTCAATAAGTATATTCTCGAAGAAGAGTATGGTAGACAGGATTGTATGAGAGGTGATACCGGTTATAGATTTATGAATGATATTCATTGTACTGTTGATCGGGCCGCTAATGATATAATTAGTAATCGTAATGATAAGAATCATACTCGTATACTAGCCTATAAGAACTCGACTATTGAGCTTTTAAATACTGGGGTAAGAGAGAGAATATACGGAAAGAACTCCCATCAATTCGAAAGAAATGAGATAATCATATCTCGAGGAGGATTTTCAGTTAACAGATCTCCTATAATCCATAATGGTCAGATTTCGGTAGTTACTGGGATAGCTTATCAGTTAGGTCCCTTTGGTATACCATGTGCATATCTAGCCCTGGATAATGTACCAACTACAGCTACCGGAATACCAGTCGTGATGAACACAGAGGAAGCTCAGACTGCTTACGAGATAGTTCGTAGACAACGTTACAAGGAGGCCGCCGAATATGGTCAATGGAGCCGCTACAATCAATTCTTACAGTCGTTTGCTGTGTTTGATTATGCCTATGCTACATCGCTGTACAAGGCTTAATACTATGGGCCTTATAAAACCCTCTAAATTGCGGGGACTTCCTTAAGTCAACATTACCAAACGTATAGTGCGAACTATACGCGGCATAACTAATCATTATGGTATGGTAACAAGATGTTGAATTGGATAATCCGCAGCCAAGGAACTTTAAAGAGTTCAAGGTTCAGAGACTATAATGGGGGAATCTTTATTATATCTATGATTATGCAACTAGTTTTTACTATAATAGTACTATGGAAACATATTACATTTATACACTTGAAGACCCTATATCTAATGAGGTTAGATATGTAGGGTATACTAAGAAGTCTTTATCAAAAAGACTTTACGGTCATCTAAAGAACTTGGATGAGGCTGAAAAAGAAACTAGAAAATGGAATAAACGTCTCTCTTGGATTAAGTCATTAAGAAGCAAAGGATTAGAACCTCTAATAAAAGAACTTGATAGTTGTGAAACTAAACAAGATGCTTATGAATTAGAAATATATTGGATCAGTCAATTGATTCAGTGGGGGTTTTCTTTAACTAATATGACTATGGGAGGAGATGGCGGTGACACCTTTTCAGGATTATCAGAATCCAATAAGTCAATAGTTAGGTTAAAATTATCAAATAATGCTTTAGGTAGAAAACGTACCGAGCATCAAATTGATAGTTGGAGAGAGTCTGTTGGTTTAAATGGTCACTGGTTGAATAAACCAGGTGCTATACATCCTATGAAAGGTAAGAAGCATAGTAAAGATACAAAACTAAAATTATCTAAAGCTAGTAGTGGAAGACTATTTACAGAAGAACAAAAGAGTAGACTTAAGGGTAGAATACCTTTTAATAAAGGTATGTCTAAATATCCTGGAGTGATTCAATCTGATGAAAATGGATTTGTCGAGGCTTTCGACACTGTTGCATTAGCAATTATTAAACTTGGATTACCTAGTAATAGACAATCTGGTATAATAAGATGCTGTAATGGTAAAACTATTAAGGCATTTGGGTATTTTTGGAAATTTAAAGATTAAGGGATAGTCCGGCTTATATTGAAAGGTATAAGGTAACTGCAAGGAATGACCTTAAACAACGTGTATGTTTGTGAAGGTGAGATTATGGATGTTAAGCCTATCGAGTGGAAACAAAGGTTTCAAGCTCTATATGTTGCTATGACACGCGCTCGTAAAGAGCTTATTATTTACAATAAAAATGGATAACTATGCCTATTTTTAGAGGTAAGACTGCCGATGGATCTGATGCAGAAGAAGTTGGTGGAGCTTATCAGAATCCGAAGAACCCAGAGGAATGGAGTTCAAACCCATACCCAGAACATACTCAAATTATGAATATGAAGGAAGAGGTGTTACAATACATGAATGGTAAATATACTTTACGAGACGTGTATGAACAGATTCAGGCTAAAACATGTGGTTTAAGCGTCTCTCGAAGAGAATATGTTTTAAGTCATTTCGACGAAAATGGAGTATTTCTTTTTAATGAAGCTGATACCACAGAGGTAGAAGTACACGATAATGTTAATGAATCGTAAAATAAATTAAATGTTTGAATCAATTAAAACAATACCAAGTAGTGACGAGAATGTAGTTAAGTTTGTATTCGAATCAAAGGATGCTGTTGCAGAAGCAGTTTTGTACAAGTATCCAACATACGAGGATCGCACAGTAATTTGTTGTTCCACCCAGAGTGGATGCCCGGTTGGTTGTGTATTCTGTGGTACAGGTAAATTCTTTACTCGTAACCTAACAGCCGAAGAGATTGTTGCTCAAGTTAAGTATGCAGTTGATTATACTGGTGTAGATGTAAGTAGTGTAAAGAAGTTTCAGATTATGTTCATGTCAATGGGAGAACCATTACTAAACTATGATGAACTTGAAAATGCTATTCAGGATCTCAATCTTCTTTACGAGAATGCTCAGTTACTGGTAAGTACAACATTACCGTTTGGAACAGAAAAGATAAATACCGGTATTGGTCCTAATATCTTTGGTAGATTTATTAAATTATCAGAATTGATTCCAGCCATTGGTATACAATTCTCTGTCCATGAATCTTATGATATCGCGCGTAATAAACTAATACCAAGCAGGACTAATTCTTTGTGTACAATAGGTAGAGTTGGAGAGTTATGGAATTCCATTACCAAACGACGTCCTTTTTTTAACTACTGTGTGCACGATGGTAATAATACCGATCTAGATGTTAACAGATTATTAGCGTGTTTCAAACCCAGTATTTGGGAAGTTACTCTATCGGTAATCTGTGAGAAAGATCAATCAATGAAGAATGCTATCGAAGATAAGCTGACTCTGGTAACAGATTTTGCACCCAAAATGGCTGCGGCCGGTTATTCTACTCGAGTATTCAACCCTGCTGGTCAGGATGATATTGGTGGTGGATGTGGTCAGTTATGGTTTGTCCAGGAATGGGCCAAAAAGTACAAAGATGAGCAGTGCAATCTTCCACAGTAAACTGCTACGTAACTACCAATTAGTTACAAAGCCTGGTGTGTATATGGTTAGAGTTAGTTACTCTGTAACTGAAGCTAATGTGATTGATGATGAATACCCAAGAATATTGATTCCCCTACGAGTAACCACTCCTGAGGGGCTGGAGAAGATTGTTGGTATTCTAAATAATACTCCTACAGTGCCATTTGACACTATAAAGTCTTGTTTTCTGACTGGTGCTATATTTCTAGAAAACGTAGATCTTAATAACCTTCCTGTGAAGGGAGATCTAATCTTAGCGTCGTTTGATTACGACGAGACCTCAAGTAAACTTATCTGTAATGGCTTGTCTCAGTTACCTAGAGAGGAACTGGATTATGTAAAGGCCGATGAACTATTGGCCTTTCATGCAAAAATGGCTTTGTTATTACAAGGTAAGATATAAATAACATATCATTTAATATGAATAAAGAATTCGAACAATTAAATACTAGATTCAATGACGACACATACCCAGTGTTTCCATTTGTTTCTAAAAGTAAAATAACTCTATTAAAGTCGGGTTTGTACAAAAAACATAAAGCTAACTTCCGTGGGATAACAGCTCTATTTAACAAAGAGACAGGAGAATATGAGTTTCCATTATTTGGAATGTACCATGTACCTGACGATTTAGTGATAGTTCCTGAAGAAATGGAAATGACCGAAAGTAAACAAGCATTTTTGAATGCGGCACTTACTGCTGGCTACAAACTTACTAACAAACCACCTAAATTTCAAACAATTAAGTTTTCTCCTAATTCAGAGGAAGCAAAATTAGCTCTATCTAACAAGGTTAACTTCCAGTTTAACCAATCAATGTTTTTAGACACAGAAACAGAGTTATCCGATGATTTACTTTATCACGAGTCGTAGTGAAAACTATGATTGGAAAGATTTATCAACTGATGATATAGTAGAAGGTTCCATAGATGAATTCGTTCATTGGGCCGCTCATCTAACTGAAGCTCAGTTGGATACCGAGACTACTATCAATGAAGGTCCTAATGAACATCAGGATCGAGAAATGTTAGTATGTCAGCTTGGAAGTATGGATGGAGAAGATCAATGGATCTTTGATATAGTTGATTTGGCAGATGATTGGTTACGAGTATTAGAAGCAGTCCTACGTCGTACCGATATAACATTCTATATCCACAACGCTAAGTTTGATATTCTTGTGGTTCAAAATAAATTTGGTTTTATACTCAACTCAGTACACGATACGTTTTTAATGAGTAAGGTATTGAATACTGGTTTGGAATTACCGGCCGGTTATCATAGCTTAGCAGGTTGTCTTGAAAGATTCTTTAAGATAACAATGGATAAAGCAGATCAGAAAACGTTTACCAGAGAACCATTCACTAAGAAGCAAATAATTTATGCCTCTATCGATGTTATGTTTCTCGGGGATCTTGCAAGTACTCTTAAAGGGTTACTTGAGGGATTTGAATTATGGTATATTTACGATACCGTAGAACGTGAAGTTGTAAAAGTGTACGCTGAAATGGAGGTAACTCCAATGCGATTTGATGCAAAACAATGGCTGTCGGTAGCCAAAACACTAGAAGAAGATAGAGATGCCTTATTGGTAGAATTAAATAAAGCCGTATTAGCAGACCCTAAATTGGTAGCCATGCTATCAACAGATGATAATGCTATAGGTGAGGCTTTAATCCAACCTCAGGATGAGTTTAAGGTAAGCTGGAATTCAACTACACAACGTAAGCTATTTCTAGGTAAATTAGTACCTAGTCTTCCTGCTGATTGTACTACCAAACCAACGATTAAAAAGTGGTTTAAAGATAACGAAGATACCCTAACCATGAATGAGATTGATTATATCAATTATTATATGGATAGAGACTACGACTCGTTAAATGACATCCTTGTGTCTCAGCATAGAGATTGGTTAATAGAATGCGGACTATATGTACCTAAGGGTACTGTTATGATAAATTGGAATTCCAATCCCCACAAATTAGCTATCTTTACTTTCTACTACCCTAACTTAGTTGATACTAATTCGAAAAGCCTAAATCGAATCACCAAGAACGAAATCATTACACATTTCAAGAAGTATGTATCAGCTCAAAAGAGGGTAACTTCGTACGGAGCCAGCTTTCTAGAGAAGTATGTACGTCGAGATGGTATGATATGTCCTAATAACTGCTCTCAAATTTTAAATACCGGCAGAATAGCCTTTGGAATTTTGTTGCAGATACCATCAGAACCACGGTTTAGGAATGCTTTCTTACCTCCAGGTGAAGATGATGTGTTTGTGGATTCTGACTTCTCATCAGCTGAACTTGTGATTATGTCATATGCTGCCGGAGAAGAAGCTTTCCTAGATGCTATAAGAGATAAAAGGGATTTGCATTGCATGTCTGCGTCATTGATTTTTGGTGATAAGTGGACTAGTGCCGCTGAACCTGATTGTGCTTGGATGGTTGATGGATCTCAATGTACATGCCCTGAGCATTTGAAGCTTAGAAAGAAATCTAAAGCAATTAGTTTTGGTCTTGCTTACGGTTTAACATACCACGGCTTAGCCGAACGCTTAGATATTCCTAAAGATGAAGCCAAAGCACTTATTAATCAATTCTTTGTGGTTTTTCCTAAACTCAGAATATTGTTTGATAGTACTGGTAATTCAGCTATGCAGAATATGTTTGTAAGGAGTTTGATGCCTACAGGTAGAATAAGATTCTTTGCAGAGCCAGAGAATCAAGGTGAACGTGAGGCTATCGGAAGAGAAGGGAAGAACTACCCAATCCAGGAGACGAACGCAACTATCTTAAAGATAGCACTTTGCGAATTATCTAAACAGATAAAAAGTACTGGGCTAAGAGCCAAGCTGCACCTACCAGTTCATGATGAAATACTGTCATCTTGTCATAAAGATGATCAGGAAACATTGGTAGCTCTTCAGGAGAAGTGTATGATCGAGGCCGGTGAATTATTTCTCGGTAAAGGTTTGCTTGGTGTAGATACTAAAGTATTAACCAAATGGACTAAATAAGATGGATAAGAAAGTACTTACCGAAACTTTAATGCTGATTGACGAGGCTATGATTACGCATGCTCTAACCGAAAGGGAAGCTATTGCCGTTTTTCGTAGCTATGCAGGTATGACGCATACTTTATCGATTACAGAACGTATGCCTTTAGTAAACAATGGATTGTTATTGCTAGATGATACGGTGAATGAATCTTTATTATTTAAAGATAAAGAAGTCATTCAAACAAGTTTAAGTCTACAATTCGAATCTGTACCGAAAAGCCCATCTAATCACTTGGATCTGGCTCATAAACTTGAAAAAGAACTTGTACCGACTGATATAGATAAGGAAGAGATGATTAAATACTACGCCGATAAGTATTTTAGTGGTGATAAATCAGTAGCTAGATATTTTACAATATTTAGGTTCATATTTCCTGATAAAACAGGTCCTGGCAGTACTAACTGGACCAGACATTTTAAAGTTGGGTTTGATAGCACTAAGAGATGGGTTCCTACCGCCAGCAATGCTAAAAAGTTTCATGATATCTACCGAAAGAAAGATATAGGGATTTTTCTAGCCGGCGCATACTATGCAGTATTAGATAGTGTGAGTATAGCTGATGGAACTTGTTTCATGACTACTTCGGATAAATTTATGCTGAGATATGATTCTTGGTATGAATATGCTGCAGATAAGATTAAAGCAGCACAGGAAAAGAATATTTCCCGTCAACGAATAATGGACGATAATAAAATTATAGATACACTATCATGACAAAAGTATTTTTTGATACTGAGTTTACTGGGTTACACCAGAAAACCACTCTTATTTCAATAGGGCTGATTTCCGAATGCGGAAAAACTTTCTATGCAGAGTTCAATGATTTTGATTCTACACAAGTTGATGATTGGATACAAGAACATGTGATAAATAAGCTGGAATATAATTCATTTTACCAGAAGCTTAAAGAGAATGATGGAAATGTCTTCTATAAAAGTACAACTAGTAATATTAAGGATAAATTGATAACCTGGCTTGAACAGTTTGAAAAGATTGAAATTTGGAGTGATTGTCTAGCTTATGATTGGGTTCTATTTAATCAACTATTTGGACATGCCCTTAATATTCCTTCAAAAGTTTATTATATACCGTTCGATATTTGTACATTATTTAAGGTATATGATATTGACCCAGACATTTCCAGAGAGAAATTTTCTGGTATGATGGATCAGTCCCAAAAACATAATGCATTGTGGGATGCTAAAGTCATTAAAGCATGTTACTTTAAACTTATGGATAAATCATGAAGTATTCATTTTCTGATGTAATTTCTAAAATGCATTACGATCTTCAACATAGGGATACCGGCTTTAAAATGCCTTTAACTCCAAAGTTGAATAGGTTGGTAGGTAATATCAACAAAGGATTGTATACTGCAATAATAGGTAATCATGGTTCTGGTACATCATCATTTGTAAACCAAAACTATGTGTTAGGCCCCCTAATCCAATGGTATATTCTACCTGAGGATGAACGTCCTCCATTAAAGATTATGTATTTTAACTTATCAAGTAACGAATTGAAGTGCTTTCAGCAACTTATTTGTTTGTATGGTAAGTTAGTTCATGGAGTACATTTAGATATTCCCACCTTGAATAGTAAACCCAGCCGACTCTTTGATATCGATCAAAGTGAACAAGCTCTTGGGGCACTAGATCAAGCTGGTGGTTTTTTCGATGCTGTACTTGGAGAACAATTAGAGATAATTTCAGGTGGTAAGAAACCAACTGATATCCACAATTTGATATTAACCGAGTATTCAGATTTTTATGAGAAGCACGAAGATAAAGGACACTTTATGGTGGTAATTGACTCTACGGAACATCTTATGGATGAGGATGACGGATTTATGAAGTTGACTGGTAAAGCTCTGGATGAAAAGATGGACAAACTGATACAACAAGTTGTGTCCAAAACACTTGCTACTGTAACGGTTGTAGCACCCCCTCATATACCGATAGTTAGAGGTAATCGTGATACTGAACCCCAACAAAGTCATTTGGGTAAGTATGCTAACTGTCACCGTGGTATTGAGATATATAACCCAATTGCGGAGCGTGACCCATTATATATTAATAATAAGAATTTGTATGTTGGAGGTAAGTCAGGAATGAATACTTTACGTACATGGACTATTATCAGGAACACCGAAGGGTCCGACCTGATATCCAATATCATACTATTCCTAGCTGGGAATGGTTTTATGATAGAGCTTCAGGATGAAAAGGATATTATGAGCTTTGATGACACTAAGGTGTACATACTGGCTCCAAATAAATCTCCATACTATGGTTGTATGGATAACAACGAAGAAGATGAGTGATTTTTTCGATCAAAATAATCAATGTGAAACTGTCGATGGTCCTTATTTAGGTATTTCGGATATCTATAGTACAGGTTTAGCTGCGGGTTCTTTAGGAGCTTCTAATAGTACATTGTACAATATTCGCATCGAAGCATTAGACTATGGTTACCTTGTTAAGGTAGGATGTCAAACTCTTGCTATTGAAAACAAAAAGAAACTTATTGAGAAGTTATCTGCATATCTCGATAATCCCGGTGAGTTTCAGCAAAAATGGAATGCCGATAGATCTTTATTAATGTCTTAGGTGTGTCTGTAATTAATGTAAAGTAAATTAGATTTAATGGTCTAACAAACTTTATATAGCAATGGCTAAAGAATTAGCAACAATAAAACCCCTCGACAGTGCCCCAGTTAAGTTAACTGGATTTTCTAACATTGACGAGATGAAAAGATGGGCCGATACCATCATAAACTCTGGACTATTACCAAGTAGTATCACCGAACCAGAACAAGTAATAACTATCGTACAACATGGTAAAGAGCTTGGTTTAACCCCTCATATCGCGTTAAATAACATTCACGTTATAGCCGGTCGTCCTGTAATCAGTTCGTCTATGCTTGGCGCAATGCTAAAGAAACATGGTGTAGAATGGGTAATTGCCGAGGATTATGTAACAGTCGATGCTCCTAACGGTAAACCGGATAAACGTACTTCCTACAAGTTCTATTGGAAGTCAAATGTAACTGGAACAGTTATCGAAACCGTATTCTCTATTACCTGGAATCAAATGACCCTTGCTGGTTATACCGATAAACAGAATTGGTCTAAGTACCCAAAGGAGATGATGCGAGCAAGATGTCTAAGCTATGCTGTAAGGGCATTATTTCCTGAGGTTCTTCTTGGAATGTATTCCGATGTGGAGCTGAACGATGTCGCTAGAGACCTTGGTGGAGATGAAATGGACGTCGAATTGACGGAAGATGGTGATATTACAATAATCCATGATTAAATTGTTGTAATTAAATAATTAGTTGATAACAAATAAGAAATAAAATGGCAAGAAAAGACGTGCTAGCGTTACTTTCCAGAGTAAACGTATCCAAACTTGATAAGGGTATTCATTCGAATATCACAATAACCTCGGTAGATACCGAAGAAAGGCGTTCTAATGGCACTCCTTCTAAGAAGTTTTTGTATATTACTTTTGCTGAAGTGGACCCTACAACCAGAAAGAAACTTCGCGATATAGAGGTAAGTTGGTGGAAACTTGACCCAATCGGTAACAAGTATTTTCAGGACAATATGCTAGAGCTATGCTCTCAGTTAGTTGGTATTCTGGAATGTTATATGTCTAAGGATGTGGTGGATACTTTCTTTGATCATATCTTCGATGAGTTTGAATTCAAAACTGTTGAGGATATCAAAGAGTATAAGTGGAAAGTTAAAGATTGTACAACGCTAATGACAAGTTTAAAAGATTGTTTTAGTGCTGCCATCAAGGATCATGTTGGAATTGAAGGTAAATTATTACACTTAAAATTAACAACAGATCCAAAAGGTGCTATCGTTGAATTACCTAAATATGGTACAATATGCGAGCCAATGGGTGATGGTGAAACAACTCTAAAGTTTTCAAACTCAGAGTTAAAGAATCATGCTAAAAGTGGTAATGTATCTGCTAAGTTAGGTGCAACCGCCGCTAATGTTTAATGCTTAATATTATACCATGAGTAATTTATTCAGACAGTATGTAGAGTCTAAACCAGTGAGAGCATCGCTTTCGTTTGGACATAATTATAATATTATTGTAGCCGGTGTTGACTACGAAGAGAGAAAAGGTAAAGAGGCTGCTATACGTGCCAATACTTTTATTACTTTACAGCAAGTAGACCCAATAACTCGTGAAGTTAAGGCTAAATTCGAAGGAAGCTTCTGGGATCTTGACCCTACCAGTGATTTCGTATTACTAAACTACGACGACCAATTTACAACTATGGTATTCCTTGTGGATGCTTTAGGTGGTGATTTGGAACAATTTGTAGGTGACTTTATCGATGCCACTGGTATCGAAGATGGTGTTATCACAAAACAACACCTATCTACCAAAAAGGGTGCTAAAGTGATACAGGATGCTCTTCGTGATGCATTTAAGACAGCCATTGATGGTAAAACTGGTGATGCTAGTCCTTTACTGCAGTGTAAAATGACTTCAAATAAAAAAGGTTTCCTTGAATTTGGTAAAGAAACCAATTGGATTCTTCCTATGGACTCTGACCAGGATTTACCTGTAGTAACTGTTAAAGAAAAAGAGATCTTTGATGCAGCACAAAACGAAACTAGACCTACACAGGCTGAACCTGATAGAGTAGGATCGGCTCCGGAGCCAGGTGAAAAACGAGTTTCTGCTCCAACATTTGATTCTATCTAATGTTAACAGTAGCTACCGATCCGGCTAATAGTGCATTAATAACCGAAGTATCCGGCTCCTATATGGATGCTAATGGGGTAGCTCGAGATATTACATTGCATTTCACTTACCCAGAAAATGGTGACTCCTCACAAAAGTTACCATTAACTAAAAGGGAGATTATGGCTATGACAATCTTTTCAACATTGATATCATCGCCTTCGTTTGAAAATACACCAGAGGATGAATTAGCTTATAAGGCAGTAAAAGACGCTGATATGCTAATATCTACTCTAAATAGTGTTACTATACCTTAATTATTTATATGTCAAATTTATTTCGTAAATATGTTTCCAGTAAAAAAACTTTAACTGATAAACTACTCGACGAAATTACTGACTTTGATATTTATTGTGAGTTATTGGGTATTGATTTAGAGATGGGGCAATCTATCAGCAGTCCTTTACGGGATGATGATACGAGAGCCTCATTTTCTTTATATGTACCCACTGAAACAAAAAGAGATGTAAGACCAGATGAGGTGTGGTGGAAAGATTTTGCAGGTGGATATGGAGACGTATTTTCATTTGTACAAAGATTTGCACTATTTCATCATAACATAACTCTGGAAACCAGACTTGATATCATCAAGTATCTAGATACAGAGTTAGGACTGGGTATATTTGGTACTGAAAAACAAACACATACAAGACGCGAAATTGACCTTGAAGCAGCTAGAGAAAAGAAAGAGATATTATTCAAATCAAGAGAGTTTACTCGTAGAGACATTCTATGGTGGGCTCGATTTGGAATCGATGAAAGTATTCTTAAGAAGTTCAATGTAAGAAGCGTGCAGTATTTACTTGGTGAAGATTATTCTATAAAATATGAATTTAAAAGAACCGAGTTAGCATTTGTGTATGTGGTTTATGATAAGGTTAAACTTTATTGTCCGGAAGAAGATGAGTTTAAGTGGAGAAACACTTGTCCAGCTCATTATATCCTCGGACAAGAACAGTTAGAAGGTAACGATACACTCATTATCACTAAGAGTTTGAAGGATGTTATGTGTTTCTATTCTCTGATAAAGTGTGATTGTATTGCACCGCAGAGCGAAACCTGGCATTTCCCAGAACACCTTATTAATGAATTTAAAACCAAATATAAAACCATCTACGTTGTTATGGATTATGACCCAGCCGGAATTGAGGCTGCTATTAGACTAGAACAATATGGACTTATAATACGATGGATAAGTCAGGATCAAGTACTAATAAACGGAAAGCAGAAAGTACTAGATAAAGATATTAGTGATTACATTAAACATCATGATGTCGAAGCTGGTTTGGCTTTAGTAAAAACTATGTTCCCCGAACTCGAGGAATCACTATTTAAAACAGATAGACCTGAAATTATCAGGTTAATTATTGAGAAATTAGCATCATAATGAAGCAATATATTCGAGATATTATAAGAGATTACGTTGTAGAAAATCCAGGTGTAAATAATACTAGTTTGGCTGATAAGATACTTGAAGATCAAGCTATTACAGGTAAATCTCACCGCACACTGCGTGGGTTTATTGGGGATATTAAAGCAGAGGTTGCCTATGAAGAGGACATTACAGAATTACGCGACTCTCTTGATCTCCCAGAAGAACCGATCAACAAATTAGAGGTAGAACATTCTCCTGAATACTCAGCAGCTCTTGAAATGGCTATCAGTGTTTCCGATGATGATCTTGAGGAAGAGGAAGAAATCGACCCACTTGAGGAAGAAGAGGAAGAAGAAGAAGTTTTTCCAGACATCGTAAAACCAGTCTACTTTGCTGTACAGAACGAAGAAGTGACTACTGACACCTATGAGGTTAAGAACCTCAAATATAAATTAACCATTTCAAAAGTCGATTACTTATTCGATGTAGAGTTGGTTGATAGGGTATTCTGTGCATATTCGCGTAAGGGATTAAACCTTACTAAAACTCAGATAATGAGTAATTTAAAGTTGTCTGTAAATGAGTTATCCGCAATAATGACTAAACTTAATCTAACTAAAGACTCCGAACCATTTGGACCATTTACCGATGAGTATATGGAACGTGAAGATATCTATGCCGTAACAGTAGCTAATGCTACATCTTTACTGGATGTTGTAAAAGAAACCGATTCAGCTGCCTTAGAAGCAGTGATTAAGGCGTATAAGAAAGCCTACGTGGAGTATTCTAACAAGAACCTGCGTCACGATTCTTTTATGACTGAGATTGCTGAGGGTATTAAAGCATTGAATATTACGTTACCTGCAAAACCGGCAGTAACAGTAAGCAACGATTCTCCTGAATACGTGAATGTGGTTATTACTGATTTACATTTAGGTTTGTTACTACCGGTATTCAATTACAATATTGCAGAACAAAAACTTAATCAGGTAGCTAAAGATATCAATGCCGTCGGAGGTAAGAAGGTTATCGTTTCTTTCCTTGGTGATACTATACATACTGTTACTGGTACTAATCATGCAGGAATGTGGAAAACCATAGAACAAGGTGCCTGGGGAGCTAATTCAATTATCAAACCATTTGAGATTCTATACAAGTTTCTCGGTAGTATTAATAATCTGGTAACAGTTACTTCGGTAAGTGGTAATCATGACCGGTTACAACCGGATAAAGAACTAGAAGACACCAATGAGGGGTCTAAACTATTGTTCTATATGTTAGCTAATAGCATGCCTAGTGTTGAAATAATTCATACTAGTCATAGAACTGTGTTTAGTAATGGTAATCTACAATTTATCAATCTTCATGGAGATCAAGGACTTGACAAGAAGTCTGCAGATAAAATTGTTTGGAAATATGGTAAACAGGATATGTTCAATCTGATCTTAGAGGGTCATTGGCATTCTCGTATTATAAGCAAAGACGACGATAATTCAAATTATCGCAAGATGCACTGTCCTGCTTTCGCTCCCACAGATGACTATGCTGATAGATTAGGTCTTGGATCTACATCTGGATGGTTACTGATAATAGAACGCGATGGATTACCTATGGTAATTGATACACCGATTAATTATGGACGAATTGTCTAATGAATTAGGTGCAGTTCTGTATAAACAGGATTCTAAAGGTAAGATAAGAACTTTTCAGATGGAAGTGTCTGGAGGTTCTTATCGGACCATTACAGGTTTAATTGATGGTGCTAAAATCACCACCGCGTGGACCGAATGTAAACCTAAGAATGTTGGTAGAAGTAATGCTACCACTCCCGAGGAGCAAGCTATCGCTGAAGTTGCTGCAAAGTATACAAAGAAGATCGCTATCGAACACTATTCTTACGATATAGAGGAAGTTACTATTACCCGACATAAGTATTTTTCTCCTATGTTAGCTGAAACAGCTAAAGATGCTAAGTGGGAAATGGAAGAAGGGGTAGAGGTAATAATCGACCCTAAACTTGATGGTATGCGTATGGTTACCCAACCAAAAATAGCCCATTCTAGAAAAGGTAAACCTATAGCAGCTTCTGTAGAAATCCTTGCCAATCTAGGAGGATTCTTTGAACAATACCCTACAGTAACTTTAGATGGTGAACTATATAATCACGAATATCATGCTAATTTTCAGACACTAATGAAATTGTTCCGTAAGGAAAAACCAAACCAAGCTGAGCTAGGAGAAATGTTAAGCGTTGCTGAGTATCATGTTTATGACATGTTTGATGAAGCAAATCCTGACCTTACTGCTAAAGAAAGAAAAGCCTGGTTAGTAGAACACTTACAGTCATTATCCATAGATAAAGTCTTTGTGATACCTGGAACTATAGTTAATACTATTGTTGATTATAAATGGGGTTTGGATAAAAATCTAGAAGATGGTTACGAAGGTAGTATTATTAGAATTCCATTTGCTAGGTATGTAAACAAAAGGGCTAAGTCTTTACTTAAAATTAAGATATTTGATGATGATGAATTCATTATTAAAGCGATACTACCTGGTAAAGGTAATCGTAGTAGTATGGCCGGCTCTATTGTTGTTGATGTTTATGGGGCTTTGGTTGGCTGTGGAATTAGGGGGGATAAAAGTTATTTTGAGGATCTACTGGATAGAGCTGATGATTATGTCGGCCTTAAAGCGACTGTTCGTTTCTTTGGATTTACTGATGATGGTAAACTACGGTTTCCCGTAGTAGTTGATATTAATAGACCAGATTAAAATGGAACCTAAGAAAATTTTAAATAACTCTGCTGACATTCTCCTGGAGACTGTTACAGAGTTTTGCGATGCTGTATGTAGTACTTTAGGCCCAGGAGGCCGCACTGTTATAATAGCCAATAGCGATGGGGATATTCCTCATGTAACTAAAGATGGCGTTACAGTAAGTGAGAGTATTAGATATGCTGATCCTACTAAACAGGCCATCGTATCATTGATTAAAGAGTCTGCTCGTAAGACTGCTGCTGCAGTTGGGGACGGAACTACTACTTCTACTTTATTGACGAAGACAATGGTGACTGAAGGGCTAAATGCTATGAATATATGCGACTCTATCAAGGCGTTTCTTGAATACTTTGATGAGGCAATCAGTGATGTAGTTGAGTACCTGGAAGATACCAAGACCCTTATCAATAAGGATTCTGAATTACTGCATTCTGTCATTACTATATCTAGTAATAATGATCAGGAAGTTATAGACCTAGTTAATAAAGCTGTTAAATCAGCTGGTGTTGATGGCATAATTAATGTAGAAGCTACTGATAATTTAGTATCTGATGTAACCATTACCAATGGCGCCTCACTAGATACCAAAGTATATACTAAGGTTAAATCAGAAAAAGCCGATACTAATATAGTACTGATTGAAGGTCCTATATCCGATATCTATCAGATAGAACAGATACTAAGACAGGCTAGTGCAAGTAAACAACCTTATATTGTTATTGCTAAAGAATTCTCCGTTGATGTACAGCGTGTTGTAGACATTAATAGGTCTAGATCTTTTGCCGATATAACGTTAGTGGAAGCAGAAGGTTTCTCTTCTTATCGATTAGAGATTTTACGTGATATTGCTAGTATAACTGGTGCTACTATTCTTAGTATAGATGGAAGTACTTCTACCTTACTGCGCGATTACTCAGTTGATCATAATGGTCTGGTCGAGAAAGCTATCATCGGGCCCAATGAGCTAATATTATTTCCATTTGAAGATAAGATAACATCTGAGGTAGAAAAGCTTGTAAAAGAGCTAAAAGCTGCTTATAATGATGTTAAGCTGGATGCTAACTCGGCAGCTAGTACTCATTTCAAACGTAGGCTTTCTAAATACTCAAGTGTTGCTACCATAAAAGTTGGTGGAACCACTCAAGCCGAAGTTATCGAAAAGAAAGATAGAGTTGATGATGCGGTTTGTGCTGTATCTGCGGCTGTAAATGGAGGTGTTCTACCTGGTGGTGGGATGGCTCTTTATTACGCCGGTAGATTTATGGAGTCTAAGAGACAGGCTACTATGTCATTTGATCAACAATCTGCTCTTGCTGTTGTAATTAGTGCATGCTATATTCCGGTTAGAGTATTATGTAGTAATGCTGGTATTGATTGGGATAAGTACTCTTCCGATCCTAAATTTGCAGACAACGAAACTACTGTTCTTGATATTGATTCTTTGGAAATAGGGGATGCGTTTACGTTAGGTATAATTGACCCTGCCCTTGTAGCTATTAATGCTATGATTAATGCGTCGTCTGTTACTAAAACATTAATTAAATCTAAGGTAATAATTATCCCAGATAACAATGGCTAGATACCAAGGAAGGGTAGTCGTTAAGAAAGTCACTGAAGAAGGTAAATACATTAATGGTTCTGAAGCCAAGTACAGAGAAGAGAACCCCGGTAAGTTGGTCTTTGACAGCATGCCGGAGTTCAAAGTCTGGAAATATCTAACCGAGGAAGGTATAAACTTCCAATACGAACCTAGTGTTGATTTATTTGATAGTATAAAGACTACCGAGTTTAAAGATGGTGATATAAAAACCATCACCCAGAGGAAAATAGGCTACAAACCTGATTTCTTTTTACCCGACTATAACTGCTACCTAGAGGTAAAAGGTTATGCCGATGAGTTATTTAAGTTGAGATGGAAACTATTCAAACTAAAAGACTATAAAGGATATATCGTTTTCTCGTTAGAGGAGGCTGTTGAGTTGCTGGATTTATTAAAGTTAATTACCCCAGAAGGTGACACTTCTGTGTAAAGTTAAGGTTAGTTAAATACTTTACAATCTTAACAACAATTTTATGATATACGCACGTATCAAAATATCTGATACCACTAGTATTACTACTGTAAATACGTTAATAGACATCTTAGAGGGGATCAGCGAATTATCAACCGACTGGTCTGTTAATAAGTTGGATATTAAATTAATTATTAACAGTTTAGAGCAGTTGGGTACTGTCGAGAGTATTCTTAAGACTTTATTCAACAATGTTGGTATCCTACAAATGGATGTAGCTATGGACAACGAAGACCCTGAACTTGAATTTAATTATAGGTTCACAATAAGTCCGTCATCCGATAGTCCAGAGAAACAATTTCTACTGAAGCTGTTTCCGGCAAAACTTTTAATAAATTAATGTTAATTGAGCTTTACTACCTCAGTTTTTAAGATAAATTTAACTACTATAAATAATGACAAAAGTTTGTTTATAATTTAGTTAACCAGTTGAAAATGACTGTATTTACAAATGAAGAAGTAAAGAAAAATTGTTTAAAGTTCTTTCGTGGCGATGAATTAGCTGTAAAAGTATGGATGAACAAATATTGTTTAAAAAACAAAGAAGGTGAGTTTGTTGAGGCCTCTCCATTAGATAGATTTAGTGCAATTGCAAAAGAGATCCATTCTGTAGATATTGCTTTAGGGGATACAACTTACACTGAAGATCAATACTACGAGGCTCTCTCAAATCAGGTAATCAGCCCCGGAGGCTCTGCTTTATATGGCATAGCTAATCCGTATTCTGTAACGTCCTTAGGTAATTGTTTTGTTATCTCTGGTAATGACGAGGATAGCTACGGATCTATTCTAAAAACAGATCAGGAGATAGTGCAAATAGCTAAACGTAGAGGGGGAGTTGGAGTTGATGTGAGTCATCTTCGACCAAAAACCACCACGGTAAGTAATAGTGCTGGAACTAGTTCCGGTGTAGTATCTTTCTGTGAACGGTTTAGTAATAGTTCTAGAGAAGTGGCCCAAGACGGTCGTCGTGGAGCTTTAATGTTATCCATACATGTTGTCCATCCTGATGTACTGGAATTCATAAACATGAAACTGGACACTGGTAAAGTTACCGGTGCTAATGTTTCCGTTAGACTGTCTGATAAATTCATGCAGGCTGTTGATGCTGATGGGTATTATCTACAACATTTTCCATGTGAGTTCGATGTTAGTAATCTAGGTATTGATATGGATGGTTTGATTCTGGACAAACTAACAACTCTAATGTATAACGATAAACCGGTGTATGTTAGGAAAGTTAAAGCTAAACCGGTATGGAATGCTTTAATTAAAGCTAATTGGTCTTCTGCTGAACCAGGAGCATTGTTCTGGGACACCATCATTCGTGAGTCAGTACCAGATTGCTATGCTAAAAGTGGGTTTACTACCGTATCTACTAACCCGTGTGGAGAAATTCCTCTAAGTCCTTACGATAGCTGTCGTCTAATTTCAGTTAATCTGGTTAAGATGGTAATCAATAGATTTCAAGATGTGGCCCGGTTCGACAATGAATTGTTTGATAAAATGTCTGCTATGGTTACGCATATGATGGATAACATCATTGAACTTGAGATCAAAAAGATCAATCAGATCATCGACAAGATCAAAGCTGATCCAGAGAACATCGACACTAAATGGACTGAACTTGATATGTGGAATAATATCCGCATTAATACTGAAAAGGGCCGACGTGCTGGTATCTCAATCATTGGTCATGGTGACATGCTAGCTATGTTGGGAATGCAGTACGGTACCGAGTATAGTACTGACTATCTGGCGAGAATTCATCAACAGTTTGCAGAGAAAGTCTATGAGGCTTCTTATGTACTGGCCACTAAACGAGGTACATTTCCTGCATTTAATGCATCACTCGAGCGTGGTAATCCGTTCCTAAACCGTATTGGTAAAGCCGGAATCCCGCGCCGTAACATTGCATTGTTGACTATACCACCAGTTGGTACTATGTCAATTATTATGAATAATCAAACTAGCGGAATTGAACCAGTTTTTATGCCGGTTTATAAACGTAGTCGTAAGGTTAATCCTAACGATACTCATTCTAAAGTTGATTTTGTAGATGATCAAGGCGACTCTTGGGAAGAATTTCCAGTATTTCACCCTTATTTTAAGGAGTGGATAGGTACCAAATATCCTGAAATAGAACCAGAAGATTTATCTGACGATATAATAGCTGCTTTGGTTGAGGAATCCCCGTATGCTAAATCATCTTCTGCTGATATTGACCCTGTTGTTAAAATCAAGATGATAGGTATGGTTCAGAAATGGATAGACCATAGCATAAGTAATACAACAAATCTGCCCACTACAACAACTGAGAAAGTAGTTGGTGACCTATACATGAAAGCCTGGAAATCAGGTTGTAAAGGTATAACTATCTACCGAGACGGAAGTCGTGCCGGAGTATTGAATTCAGTAGTAAATAGTTCTAGTAAGTTTGAACAGCGTGATGCGCCTAAAAGACCTAAAGATCTGAAGTGTGATATTTTCCAACCAACAATTTCTGGTGAAAAGTATATCGTACTGGTAGGATTATTCGATGATAAACCATTCGAAGCTATGGCCTTTAAACGTGGAGACACAATACTATCTTCGAAGATAGAGACTGGTATTTTACGGAAACAGAAAAGCGGTGTGTATAACTTACTAGACACATCTGGGCATTTGTTAATCGAGGATATTACTTCCAAATTTGAAACTCCAGAATGGGGATTTGTTATGAGACTGATATCTACTGCCTTAAGACATGGTGCTGCTATACAATTCGTTGTTGAACAGCTAAACAAGTCTGAGGGATCTGTAGTTCATATTAGTAAAGTTATTGCAAGACAATTGAAAAGATACATACCGGATATCGATGGTGGTGTATCAGCATGCCCTAACTGTGGATCTGAGATGCATATGGAAGGTGGGTGTAAACAATGTAAAGAATGTGGTTATGGAGCCTGTGGATAAAAAGGAGTTTGTTGTCAGAGTATACTTAGATGATGGCAGAGTTTTCTCTTATAAAGTTGATTCAGCTGAAAAAGTAAGAGAACATGCATCAGCTATAGTTGTTGGAGGGTACAGACACAATAATAATGTTGTGTTTGAGCATTATCCCCCACATCGAATACTGAAAGTAAAGAGTTTCTTTATTCCAACAGAGTATCCAGACCAATGTGAAGGAACTTAATATGAAACAAATTCTAAATGTTGTTCTGCTGGTCGCTTGCTTATATGCAGTGGTTCCAGCAATTATATTGACTATTGATCATTTTATGGATTCTAACAACTCCATAGTGAATAAAATAGCTGATAATATAAGAGGGTAATGAGAACATTTGCTGTTGGAGACATCCACGGAAATATCAAAGCCCTTAAACAAGTACTACAACGGTCTGCCTTTGATAAAGAGGTGGACCGTTTGTTTGTATTAGGGGATGTATGCGATGGATGGCCTTATGTAGCTGAGTGTATAGAAACACTACTGAATATACCAAATATGATTCCTATCATGGGAAACCACGATGAATGGACTTATGATTGGTTAAAGTTTGGTATTGAGAAATACGAGTGGATTACTCAAGGCGGTCAAGCCACTATAGATTCCTACAGAGAATGTCCAAATGCTATGGTTACCCATCGTATTGAATATTTCGATAGAGCTCATTATTACTACATTGATGAGGCAAACAATGCTTACATACATGGTGGATGGGCTAGTAAAAAAGGGTTAGGACATGATAGACTATCTTGTTATACATGGGATAGAGCTATGTGGACTGCTCTTGGAGTATCCCACCACTATGGTCATTCAGCTAATCGTACAAAGATGTACAACAAAGTCTTCATTGGACACACTGCCTTAGGACAGGAGAAACCAGAGAAGAGGTGTAATTGTTGGAATCTTGATACAGGCTCTGGTTGGTTTGGAGTTTTGACAATAATGGATGTTGATACCGAAGAGTATTGGCAAAGCGATCATACGTCTGTACTTTATCCAGAAGAACTTAAAATTAGAAAATGATAGCATACAAACTGGTGAGGCAGCTGAAGGACGGTAGTATAACCTCTTTATTTATTAATAAAACAGAGAGATTACCGTTTAATAAATGGCTTATTGCCGAAGATCACCCTACAACAGGATATGCAGACAGGCCTTTCTGGCATTGTATTGCAGATTGTGTTGCACCCCATCTATCTAAGAGAGGTAGAGTGTGGGTAGAAGTTGAAATAGAAGACTATGAATCAATCCAACGACCAGCGAGTCAGGGTGGTTTGTGGTTTTTAGCAAACAGAATAAAATTTATCAAGATAGTATGAAAGTACAATTTCAAAAACTACATCCGGAGGCTCAGTTGCCTAAACGCGGAAGTGAATTAGCAGGAGGATGGGATGTTACGGTTACTGAAATCGTTGAGAAAGAGCCTGGGTTTGTAATTTGTAAACTTGGATTTGCTCTGCAACCACCAGTAGATCATAAAGTTACCATTGTTCCAAGAAGCAGTTTAACCGGAACTCAGTGGAATATTCAAAATGCTCCAGGCCTTGGTGATCCTGACTATCGTGGTGAGTATCAAGTTAGATTCAGGGCATTCCCTATTGATTTCGAGTTTACTCCAGCTGTTATGGTTTATGGACCAGGTGGCTGTGGAGAACGCAAAAAGATGATATACCCTAAATTTCCATACAAAGTAGGAGAACGTGTAGCCCAGATGTATATCGAGGAAATCATTCCTATTGAGTTTGAAGAAGTAGAAACCCTATCAGAGACAGAACGCGGTGAGGGTGGATTTGGTAGTTCTGGAAACAAATAACACTATTTAACATGGACTTATTCAAAATATTACCAATGCTTGCTAGCTTCACTAGCAAAGAGGAATTAGCAAACGCCATTAAAGCAAAAGCAGAAGCTTTTCTTGCTGACCCAACAGACGACAACTTCGGTCACCTGGAGTTTATCAGTACGTTAATTTGTACTAAGAAAGCTCTTGAAAATTCTGGTGGAGTGGAAAATCTTATGACAGATTTAGACCACACCAAAACGGTTATGGAGATGGATGAGATGTTGAGATCTACACCTAACATCAAAACATCAGATAACTAATGATAGTTGGTGTAAGCGGAAAGAAACAGCATGGTAAAGATACTGTGATTAGAATGTTTAATTGGATAATTGCTGCTAAGAAATTAGGAGAAGATCAATTACCACCAATGAGAGAATACGTTCTGGATCATAGTATTGAAATCAATACGGAATGGGAGTTCAAGAAGTATGCGGATAAATTGAAGGATATCATTTGCATGCTTACTGGGTGTACTCGAGAACAACTTGAGGATGAAGAATTTAAGAATTCCTATATGCCAGTTGCGTGGAATAAAAGGGTTTACGGAAGTTATGCTTCTAACTTTGGTAAGATAAAACAAACCGAGGAGACCTATAATAAAAATCCCAGATTCTATTGTTTGGAGTATGATGTTGAGGATACTACTGAAGTCGATCGCAGACAAAAAGAATCTATGCTATTCTTTACAGATAGGATAAACTATTTCGATGCAATGGATTACCGTGATCGTAAGTACTGTACACAAGAAAGAAGAACCTATAGAGATGCTCTGCAGTTCATAGGTACTGATTTATTTCGTAAACAGTTCAATGATAATACTTGGGTTGACGCCACAATGGCTGATTATAAAGGAGTTCCAGCTCCCAACGGATTACCTGGAGGTTACATTAAGTTTCCTAATTGGTTTATTAGTGATATGCGTTTCCCTAATGAGGTAAAAGCTATCAAAGAGCGCGGAGGACTTTTAATTCGCATTAACAGACCATCAGTAGTATCCACGGATACTCATGAATCGGAAACAGCTTTAGATGACTTTAAAGGTTTTGACCTAGTTATCACAAACAACGATGACCTGGATGGAATATACCAGATTTTATTACCTTTCGTAGAAAAAAACATGTTCCCATGGGAAAGAAATTCAAAAACCCAGAAACTTTAGAACAAATTCTGGATATCATGCACAAAGAGGTTGTTGGGGCTTTAATCAATTCACAACTAACCAAAGATAATAGTATTCCTAATGCTGTAGATCTAGTAAGACCTTCTCTAAATGATTTCTCTAAAGAGGATATACTTAATGCTTTTATTATATTTGCATTAAATGTTGCTGCAGATTCTTTATCTACTAAGACTACCCAGGAAACTGGTAAAGTTGCTGTTGAAGATGTTATAATGGCTAAAGGCGGCCAAGCATGATAATAATAAGTACAGTAGTAAATTTGGTATCGTTTGTATTTAGTGCAAGCATAGTACTGAATGTACTACTGTTACTTTTTAACAAAAATACCAATGAAAAAGATAAGTGCAACAATAGTAGCAGATTCAATAGGTCCTAGCGGAGATAGGATAACTTCAATGATAGTTACTTTTCCTAGATTCATTCTTGCGGAACTTAATACGCACAGATTATTCTCTAAGAATTCTGCTAGCTCCAGGGCTATACCGTTTAAAAAGATGTTGGAATCAGTATCTGATGACCCATTTCTACCTATTGCATGGCAGAAGGATCACCCAGGTATGCAGGGTACCGGATACTTTCAATCAGATCCTATAAGAGAGAAAGATGGTGGCGATCTGTCTAGAATTGAAGTTGGTTGGGATGAAGCTAGGAAAGCAGTTATTCATCATGCTAAATGGTGTAATGATTATGGTCTTACTAAACAATTATGTAATAGATTACTTGAACCATTTCTATGGCACACCGTATTAGTTACTTCTACTGAATGGAAAAACTTCTTCGATCTTCGTGCTCCTAAGTATGTAATCAACGTTGATGCTAAGAAAACTCCCTATAAGAGTCGTAAAGACTTACGTAAAGCGGTAGAAGGATGGTGGTCAACTCCATCGGATTGGGAACAAATGACGGAGTCAGACTGGTTTAGTATGAGTCAGGCCGGAGCTGAAATTCATATGCAAGCACTAGCAGAAGCTATGTGGGATGCTATGAAAACAAGTACTCCTCAAACACTTGAGGGTGGTGAGTGGCATGTACCATTCGGGGATCAGATTGATCCAAAAGCGTTAAAAACTTTGGCTTATGATTACGTGAATAAACTCGAAGAGAGTAATAATTCCAATAGTGGTTGTATGGTAACATATGATTTTCCTGTTATTGAGGCTAAATTGGCTATTAAGATAGCTACTGCACGATGTGCTAGGTTATCTTATATGACATTTGACCAAGAGATAGACTACAATAAAGATTTAGAACTTTACGACCGACTACTATCTAGTAAACATATGTCTCCTTTCGAACATTGTGCTAGAGCTATGACAGAAATCGAAGCTGCTATGTATATAAAAGGTCCTATATTTACTAAAAAAGCTCCCAAAACAGTTAAACACCCCACAATTGAAGGTATATGGATTTATCCTAATGACTTAGGGTGGTGTAATAACTTCAAGGGATTTATCCAACAGCGTTACTTATTAGATAATCCACTAATTAATTAGTATGAAATCTGGTGTATACGCTATTATCAACACCATATCTGGTGATTGTTATGTGGGGTCTTCTATTGACATTAATAGACGATTTAAAGCCCATATAAGTGCTTTACGTAGAGGTAAGCATCATTCATGGGAATTACAAAGAGTTGTGGATATCATCGGAATTGATAAATTTACATTTAGAGTTCTTGAATTCTGTTCTTATGATGAATTACCAGTAACAGAACAACATTATATGGATGAGCTATCTCCGATATACAATATCACTAGAAATGTTAGTTATGTACCAATACATTCAGCAATAGTAATAGATAATAGTGCACAATTATCTCTATGGTAACTAAATCAATTTTATGGAAATACAAGATTTTGTAAGATACGTGGACTCTCATACCTTACCTAATAAGGATGACTTTTTCACAATGAATGCCCTGACTGGAGAGTTAGGTGAATTAGCTAATGTGGTTAAGAAGTTCAGGTTTTACCTGGATGTTCCACTTTATGCCGAAAGAGTTGATCAGGAAATAGCAGACGGTAAACGAGACACATTTCGTGATCAATTTATCGATGAAGCTGGAGATACTCTGTTCTACCTAGTTCAAATAATGAACAAATGGGGAGTTACAACGGAAGAAGTTATGCAGAAACAGCATGATAAGATCGAAGGTCAGTTTAATATATTTAATGAAATATTTAAAAAATGAAAACAAAATTAGTAGGATACAAGGCACCATTCGACTTATTTGATGGTGCTATACCTAAAGACACTCTTTATAAGCCATTAGCTAGTAATAACAACCAATCCTTCGCTGCTGTAAAAGAAAATGGGTCAGTATTCGATAGCGGACGCACTAACTTACCAAAAGAGATTGTCGAGGAATGGGAAGCTGTATATAAATCAGAATTCGAAGTAGGAGATATTGTTGTGTCGCTAAATGATTGTGCTGGCATACGAAGAGAGGGTGAAGTATTTAAAGTATTAGCACTAGAGATTAAGGGTAACATCTACTACAAAAAACATATACATGGAAACCCTATTAATTTTAGAATAGCTACTCCAACTGAAGTAGAAGACTACATGGCCAAGGATCTGCTAGAGGAAGCAAAGAAACGATACCCAGTTGGCACTAGATTTATTCCTGCTCATATGTCTGAACGCTATGGTAGTATGTCGATAGTCACTAATGATATATTTAAGATTGCTAAAAGACAGTCTAATGGTATATCTATCTATGCTATGACAGATGAAGGAAAATATTTCAACGGGGATATACAATATGGTAATACCACTTTTGATAGAATTGTATGTTTTGAAGGTAAGTGGGCTGAGATATCATCAACTCCATTTATAGTTATTAATAATTATGTAGGAATATTTTTTGATGATTATGTCAAGTTTGGGTGTGCCCAAATTTCAAAACAGCTTTTTCTTGAGTTATATGCAGTAAAGGATTCGGCTTGGACTAATAGAGAAGTTGAATCCATAACTATAGGTAAAGGCGCGTTCTCTAAAGATCAAATCAAAGAGATAGCTGAATATTATCTAAATAAAACCAAATGACAAAGTTAACATTTGAACAAGTAGAAGCACTAACTACTCCTCGTTTATTGGCCTACTATAAAAAGTATGGACATTCGTGGGTAAGTAAATACTATTGTGGTTGTTGTGGAGACTTTCTATGTGAGCATAGTTATAATAAAGAAGACAGTCTTGCATACACAACGGAGTTTACATACTGGTCTAAGGTAAAAGAAATTCTATCAACCAGAGAACACGTACACAAGAAATGATACAACAACTTGTTCCCTATAGAATAGCATTGAACCTAAAGAAATTAGGGTTTGATGAGCGTTGTTTTGGTTACTACAACGAGAAAGGTGGGTTATTTGCCTTTACTAACCTAAAAGTGTTCTGGAATTCCAATAAGGATATCCACTACAATAGAAGCATACGAAACTTCTTTAATCAGAAGATCGCTATCGAAACTATGTGTGTGGCTCCTACTTGGCAACAGGTAACTGATTGGTTACGCGAGAAGTACAACATTGATGTTATAATTAGCTCTAACTTACTAGGTTATGGATTTATTCTTTATCATAGATATCCGCCTAAGAACACCACTGATAGTAGAGTATTTCAACACTACTCAGAGGCAAGAGAACAAGCAGTTCTCAAAGCATTAACATTTACTGAAAATGAAACAGAAAGAACCTAAGAACATTAACTATTGTGCTACAGTGGTTGAGGTTAAAAATAAAATTGATCTGGCTACCTGCGACAATGTTGTGGGTACCATGATCTGCGGATGTCATGTCATTATAGGCAAAGACACTGAGATTGGAACAGTAGGATTGTACTTTCCGGTTGAGACCCAACTAAGTAAAGATTTTCTTGCTGCTAACAATCTATACCGCGATACTACTGCAAACGTCGACTCTGAGAAGAAAGGTTATTTCGAAGAGAATGGTCGTGTACGTTGTATCAAATTCAGAGGACACCAGTCTAATGGATTGTTCATACCTCTTGAAAGTCTAGCTTTTGTAGCTAAATTAAAGAGCATTCGTTCTATCAATGATATGGTAGAACTTGGTGATGAGTTTGACGAACTACATGGTATTGAATTATGTAGGAAGTATATTCCAAAAGGAACTCGTACCCCAGGGAAACCAGGATCAGGTAACAAAGGCAAGGGCCGTAAATCTCGTGAATCTAAGCTAATCGAGAACCAATTCAGGTTCCATTATGACACTGCTCAACTAGGAAGAAATCTACATAAGATTACTCCAGATAGTTTGATATCTATAACCTACAAGGTTCATGGTACTAGTGGTATTAGTGGAAAGATCTTATGTAAACGTAAGCTTACATTGGTCGAAAAAGCCTTGAAATGGGCCAAATTAGCTAGAATCTCTGAGACAGAGTATGATTACATCAATTCATCTCGTAAAGTCATTAAAAACGATGATTTGAATCCTAACCCAAGTGGTTACTATTCGGAAGACATCTGGAGTATTGCAGGAGAGGAATTAAAATCTTATCTGCTTGACGGTATGACTTTGTATTATGAGATCGTTGGGTATTTACCTGGTGGTGGACCAATCCAAGGGTCATGGGATTATGGATGTCAACCCGGAGAACACAAAATCTATGTGTACCGTATCACTTATACTAACGATGCCGGTCAGGTATTTGAGTTTAGTGCTAAACAAGTACAGGATTGGTGTAAACTCAATGGATTAACCCCGGTAATCGAGAAGTTCTATGGCTATGCTAGAAGTATAGCACCAGAGGCCTATGAAAGATATGGCGACTCCGATGAGTTCCGTAATGCTTTTCTCGAGAAGATCAAAGAGCTCTATAATGAGAAGGACTGTTATCTATGCTATCATAAGGTACCAGAAGAAGGAGTTGTGGTGAAGGTTGAAGGTCCTCTAGCCGAGGCATTTAAGCAGAAGAGTTTCCGTTTCTTGGATAAAGAGACTAGGGATCTTGATGCTAATAAAATTGATATTGAATCAGATAATTGATATGCAACTTAAAGAATTTATCGAACAGTTCGTGGCTAAGAATACCTTAGTTAGACTTTGGTATAAGGAACTAGGTGGGCATAGTTTAATCGATTCAAGTAAACTATATATGGAATGGGAATTAGTAGAATCTGATTTTGCATTAAACGAAGTAGAATATATTACTGATATCTTAGTTCCTGGTCCATATGTCGAAGCTGTAAATATTGTAATAAAAAGAAGATGAATGATTTAAACAAAGAAATAGTATCCCCTAAGCCTAAGTTGTTGGTGCTGCAGGGTATACCGGCATCTGGTAAGACCACATATGCTAGGAAATTGATTGAGGAAGATACTTCTTATGTTAGGGTTAACCGGGACGATCTACGCAACATGCGCGGAATATACTGGTTGCCTTCTCAGGAGAAACTTATCACTCAGTGGGAATTGGATAACACTCGTACTGCCCTAATGTTGGGGTATAATGTTGTATCTGATTCAACTAATCTTAATTTAGCTACAATCGCGTCCCTTACAGCGATTGCTATTGAGTGTGGTGCTGAGCTAGAGTTCAAACTTATAGAAGCTGACCTAGATGAATGTATTAAGCGGGACAGTAATAGGCCCAATCCAGTGGGTGCCGATGTCATACGTAACTTCTACAACAAATACATCGTTAATGTTTCGAATTGTTAATGGAGTATCTACTGTGGTACAACCTGGAGATACTCTTTGGGGGTGCCGTTATGAGGTTTCATACAGTGGTACCAAAGTTATTTCTAACTTAGTACCCTCTTTACTTACCGTTGGTAGCGATGGTAAACTAGTAAATGCTAAAGGAAAAGTTGTACTATGGTGTGATTTATTCACTACTGACTCTTTGTGTTGGGATCGCTATAGAATGTCTGTAGCTAATCATCTTAGAACACTAGCTACTGTGATTAAAAATACTGCCGCTGTGGCCTCTAAAGCCATTAGTAGATGTCCTTCAGTTACCACCTCAAATAGACATAAGGAGTTGGTAGACGCATATCATTCAGCAGCAGATACAATTAAATAGAATTATGCAAAGTAGATATGTCGATAATAGTTATAGAATAATTAGTCCGGGAGAACACTTTTGGACTTCTATTTATAATTATTCAGGTAAGTCACTAAGGTGCACATCCTTCAAGAAACCTGTAGAGGTAGTAGTGGATCGTAACCATCAATTAATTAATGTCCCTGGGTATAAGGGAAGAAAGATTCCTCGTGATTATTGGGGTTATTTATACTCTACCGAACAGTTAGCTAGCCAGGAATTTGAGACAAAAATAAAACGCCATTTAATGACTATGCAAGACTCTATTGAGGATATTATATTATCATTACAAGCGTTATGTAAGAGAGACCCTCAAATACAATCTATGCGAGAAGTAAATGACATTAAACAATTATTATCAAAGTATGCGTAAATACTATAAACTAGGTACTCATGAACTATTTTTTACGTCAGATCCACATTTCTGGCATAAGAATATTATAAAGTACTGTGACCGGCCCTTTACATCGGTTCAAGAAATGAACGATACTATCGTGGCTAATTGGAATGCAAAGGTGCCCAAGACTGGAATAGTCTTTGTGGTTGGAGACTTTGCAATGAATTGTACTATCCAACAGATCATTGACATTCGTAAACGATTGAATGGTAGGATAATTCTAATACGCGGAAATCACGATGATGACGCTATTAAGGCCAATGATATA